TGGTAGAGTAATTTGTCTATCAACTGCAAAAGGTGAAGGTAATATATTTTTTCAACTATGGCAGGGGTCACAAAATGCAACAAATAGATTTAAGGGCATATTCTTTCCATGGTCTGCATCAGAACGCGACCAAGCTTGGTATGATGCTCAAGCAGCAGAACTACCACCTTGGCAACTGCACCAAGAATACCCGTCAAATCCAGAGGAAGCGTTCATTCGTTCTGGAAGACCAGTCTTTGATTTGGAAGCACTTACAAAGTTAGAACTTGCCCAACCTAAAAAAGGCCATAACAAAAAGCTTTCAGATTTAAGAAATTCATATATGTTTGACCCCGATGGCGGACCGTTGTCAATATGGCAAGTGCCGCAAGCTGGAGCAAAGTATGTAGTTGGAGCTGACGTTGCTGAAGGTTTGGCTAGAGGTGACTATTCCTCAGCCCATGTTATCGATGCCAAGTCCGGTCTAGTCGTAGCCCATTGGCACGGGCACGTAGACCCAGACAAGTTTGGCGAAGAAGTCCTTTATGCCCTGGGATTTTTTTACAATGAAGCATTGGTTGGCGTTGAATCTAATAACCACGGTTTAACAACTCTAACTTCACTTTATAAAGCTGGTTATGTTAATTTATACCGCCAACGTAGATTGAATGAACGCCATCCAGAGGCCACAGAAAAGTTGGGTTGGCGCACAACTACACTAACAAAACCACTAGCCATAGATGAATTAAACGCTAGTTTAAGAGATGGTATCTTAAATTTAAAATGTGAATATACGGTTGCTGAACTTAAGACTTTTGTTCGTGATGACAATGGCACAACCCATGGTTCTCCGCACGACGACCGAGTCATGAGTCTGGCAATAGCAAACCAGATGCTAAAATATGTATGGTTGCCAGAGTATAGTCCCAAAACGGACGCCCCATATGGGACCTTAAACTTCTTTGCTAAAACGATAAAAAAGCCAAAAAAACAAAACGAACGTTATTTTATAGGTGAGTTTAACTGGTATTCTGATAGAATGAAATAAACTAGGTAATACTTTTTACCTATAGATAGGAACTTTATGCAATGCACCAACTGTTCAAAAGATTTAAAGACAGAAAATGACTTAAAGCGTGAGATTTGTTTTGCATGCCACGTTAAAGGAATAAAGTTTGGTTTTAAAAGCGTTGAATATGGTCAAAAAGCTTGGAATAACTCAACAATAAGGGAGACACAAAAAATGTACGAATCAATGCCCGGTGTTGAAAAAGTGCCCGCAAGGAAAGAGCTTATCTAATGGAATGGCTAGTGCCTATTGCGGTTGCTATTATAGGCGGCCCTTTGGTTGTTTTAGTCCAAAAATTAAGAGATGAAAATACTTCTCAACACGCAGAAGCACGTGACCTACTTCATAAAGTAGTAAGCAAAGTTGATAAGGTTGATGAAAAACTTGACAATCATATTGAATGGCACTTAACTAAATCAAGAAGGAAGAAGAATGAAAATTAAAAAAGCAGCAAAGATTAAACTTGGTTCAAGACCATCTTATAAAAAGATTGACACTCCTGCAGTTAAAGCCGCTAAAAAAGAAGTAACTAAAGCTGAAAAGAAATTTGCATCTGCAAAAGCTGCTTTAAAGTTAGCTAAAAAACTATCAAAGGAGAAAAAATAATGCACGGTAAAAAGGGTAAAGGAAAAGGCAAACCAGCATTTGGTATAATGATTGCTATAACAGATACTCCTGTTGGTAAAGCTTACAAAAAAGCAATGAAAAAAGGAAAGAGGAAATAATATGGCAAAGAAATCAATGAAGCTTGGTGGAGGCGGACGCTTTGCCAAGTTAGAGAAATCCTTGAAGGGCAAAGTATCAGACCCAGCAGCAGTTGCTGCCTCAATTGGTCGCAAGAAATATGGCAAAGCTAAATTCCAAAAGATGGCCGTTGCTGGACGCAAGCGTGCCTCAAAATAATCATGGATAAGTTAAAAGAGGCTTACGAAGAAGCATCTGGCAAAAAGCCAAAAGATGCTCCAAAGTTACCAAAGGGTTGGCATTACATGCCAGACGGCAAAGTAATGAAAAACTCTGAGCATGAAGAAATGGAAGAAGAAGGCGAAGAAGAAGAATATGCCAGCTAATCCAAGTTATCCAACTCTTCCTTCAACAACAACTAAGAAGTATGTTCCAGCAAGGAAAAAGAAAAATGGCAAAAAGAAAAAGTACTAAACCAGTTTGGGAGAAACCACGTCCAAAGTCTTTGGGCAAATCAAAAAAGTTAACACCAGCACAAAAAGCTAAAGCAAAAGCCGCAGCCAAAAAAGCTGGCAGACCTTATCCAAATTTAATTGACAACATGAGGGCAGCAAAGTGAAAAAACTTACTGCTGCACAAAAATACAGCCAACTTAAAAAACAGACTGAAGCCGCTGGCATGAAAGTGCGAGAAGTAAAAGGCAAGATTGTCGTAAGTAGAAGGAAAAAGAAATAATGCCAAAGACGCCTGCATGGCAACGTAAAGAAGGAAAGAACCCCAAGGGTGGATTGAATGCTAAAGGTCGTGCATCGGCCAAAGCACAAGGCATGAATCTAAAGCCGCCGGTATCTGCTAAGCAAGCAAAGAAGTCACCAAAGGCAGCAGCAAGACGCAAGTCATTTTGCGCTAGAATGGGCGGTATGCCTGGCCCAATGAAGGATTCTAAAGGAAGGCCAACAAGAAAAGCTTTGGCCCTAAGAAAGTGGGATTGTTAAATGGCACGTGAATCAAACGCAAACAAACTCTCTACATATAGAGGTCATATTGATTGGTCTAAACGTTGGAGAGCAAATGAAAATTATGACCAACTTTGGCAAAGATTAATTAACTTATATCGTGGTCGTCATTATCGCGGTTATGCAAATGGTGATAGACTTTTAGTTAATATTTCTTTCTCAACAATCAACACATTGGCACCAGCTGTTTCTATTGGTCGTCCAAAGATTAACGTTAATCCACGCAGAATGGAAGACGCTGATAAATCAATTGTTACTGAATCAATTATTAACTATTGGTGGCAACATTACGGATGCCAAAAGGAGTTCCAGCGTGCTGTTAAGGATTATCTTATACTCGGCCATGGCTGGGTTAAAACTGGCTATCGCTTCATTGAAGAAGCCAAAATTGATGATGTCGAATATTCAGCTGATGAGGCAGCATCTGGAGCACCTGCTGATGACGTGGAAGCCACAACAATCATCAGAGAAGACAGACCATTTTTAGAGCGTGTTGACCCATTCGAAATATTTGTTGACCCGGATGCAACTTGTTTGGAAGATATGCGCTGGATTGCACAACGCACACGTCGTCCATTTAAAGATGCAAAGAACGATAAGCGTTATGATGCCGCCGCAAGAAAAGAATTAAGCCCATCTGCTTATCAAAAATATCAAAACTCAGACCGTGGTTACATGGTACAAGATAGTTCTTCACCAGACGAAGCATACTGTGACATTTACGAATATTATAATATTGAAACTGGTGAGATGAGTGTATTCTCCGATTCAGGTGGAGACAAGTTCTTAATCAAGCCAATCAAGATGCCATATGCATTTGGTCATCCGTTCTACATGTTGCGCAACTACGACATTCCTGGATTCTTTTATCCAATGGGAGAACTAGAAGCTATTGAACCACTGCAGTACGAATTAAATGAAACTCGTACACAAATGATGTTGCATAGAAAGCGTTACAGCCGTAAGTGGTTGTTCCAAGAATCAGCATTCGATGATGATGGTCGCCAAGCTTTGGCATCTGATGAAGATAACGTTATCGTTCCAGTCAAGTCTGGCGAAAACTTAAACAATGTTGTCGTACCAATGCCGGCGTTAATTAACCCACCAGAATTTTATAATCAGTCATCATTAATTCAAAATGACATTGACCGTGTATCTGGTGTATCTGAATACCAGCGTGGTTCAATTCCTGAGACTACCCGCACTGCTCGTGAAGCTGCAATCATTGCAGAAGCAGGCAATGCCAGAGTTGCAGAAAAACTAATAGCAATTGAAAACGGTATTGCACAATGTGCTTCTAATCTTATAATGCTTGCACAACAGTTCATGACTGGTGAGCAAACTGTAAGAATCGTAGGCACAGACGCTGCACCAGCATTCTTAACATTTGATAAAGATTATATTTCTGGTGAGTTTGATTTTACAGTTGAGGCTGGTTCTACGGCCCCAAGAAATGAAGCTTTCCGCAGAGACATGGCCCTACAGATGGTTTCGGCAATGCAACCATTTGCACAAGCTGGACTAGTAAACTTGCCAAGATTGGCAGAATACGTATTACAACAGGGCTTTGGTGTTAAAGACCCAGGTTCTTTCTTACAACAAGCACCAGCTCCAGAACCACAGCCACCAATGCCAGGTCCAGAAGAACTTGGACCAGCACCAATGCCACCGCAGATGCCAGTTGAATTACCACCTGGTTTAATAGGTGCAGCAGCCGCTCCAATTCAAGGACCCGGTGCACAACCAGGTCAAGGCGCATTGCCAGGTTCAATTCAATCTTTACCACCTGAAATAATTCAAGCATTACTAGCAGGCGGACAGTAAAATAAGGTTTAGGTAATACTTTTTACCTATATATGAAAGATATTATATCTTTTAAAATAACGGAATAACCAAAGAAGGATAGGACTCCATCAATGACAAATAATAATGAAATTAATATTGCTAACCCTGAAGACGTAGTTGACCCCGTCGCAAACGGACAAGTTAACGAAACGACAGAGGCTACAGCAGAAACTCCAGAATTAGAACAAGAACTTTTTGACTATACAGAGATTGCCGACAAAGTCGTTAAACTCCAAGTAAATGGTGAAGAAGTAGTAGTTCCGGTTAAGGAGGCTTTAGCTGGGTACCAACGCCAGGCGGATTATACCCGCAAGACGCAGGAACTTAGCGAACAAAGAAAGCAAGTAGAGTTTGCAGCAGCCCTAGCGGAAGCACTCCAAAAGGACCCGACAAACACTCTGCAGGCGCTATCACAGCACTATGGTGTTAAAGCTCCAATCCAAGACCAGCAAGTTGAGGAAGAGTACCTAGACCCCGCTGAAAAGCACCTTCGACAGTTAGAACAAAGAATCTCAGCTTTTGAACAACAAAGAGCTATGGAAGATTTGACTAAAACTATCGACTCTTTGCAAAGCAAGTATGGGGATGAATTCAACGCAGACGAAGTCGTTGCCAAGGCACTAGCGGTTGGTTCTACTGATTTAGAAGCAGTCTTCAAACAGATAACCTTTGATAAGGTTTATTCTAAAGCCACTTCGGCAGAGAAGAAGCTAGCAGAAGAACAAGCCAGAATTGACGCAAAAAGAAATGCGGCAGTAGTGTCAGGTGGTTCAACGAACAAGACTGGAACAATTCCCAAAGCTGCAAAACCAACGTCAGTCTTTGAAGCTTTTGAACAGGCTAAAAAGACACTCAACATATAACAACAAGGAGATATTAACATGGCCGGTAATCCCGACTTTAATTCACTGTTGTCAACTACGCTGCAAAATTATCAGCCGACATTAGTCGACAACATTTTCAAGGACCTAGTCCTTCTTAATCACCTCAACGAACGCGGCAGAGTCCGTGTCGAAGAGGGCGGCACTTCAATCGTTGAGCCATTGCTCTACGCTGTCAACGACACAGTTGGCACGTACAGTGGCTACGATGCAATTGACCTTACTCCACAGGAAGGCATCTCAGCTGCTGAGTATGACTGGAAGCAGATGGCTGCTTCTATCGCAATCAGCGGTATCGAAGAAGCCAAGAACCGTGGCACAGAGGCAATCATCAAACTGTTGAATGCTAAAATTATGCAAGCTGAGATGTCTCTCAAGACAACACTCAACTCGCAACTTTTTGGTTCAGCTTCAGCTGCAACTGATTTCAATGGTTTGGGCAACATAATTGGAACCCAGAACAACTCAATCGGTGGCATCGATGCTAACACCAACTCTTGGTGGAACCCAACACAGGCAACAACCATGGCCGCAACACTTTCGTTGGCAAACATGGCTGATGTCTACAACCGTGCTTCAAAGGGAAGCGATGTTCCTGACCTCATCATCACGAACACCAGCCTCTTCGAGAAGTACGAGTCGCTGTTGACCAACCAGGTCCGTTATCAGGACGTGGCAAAGGCCAACGCTGGCTTCACCAACCTCATGTTCAAGCAGACACCAATCGTGTTCGACCTTGAACTTGCAGTTGACACATCCGATGCGCCAATGTACTTCCTTAATACGAAGTATTTGAAGCTCACCGGTATGAATGGCTACTGGTTCTCAACCACAGACTTCATGAAGGGTACAGTTGCTGGCGTTGACGCCCGCTACGCCCTCGTGTTGGCCTATGGTCAGTTGACCTGCAGCAACCGTTCACGTCAAGGCTACCTCACAGCTGACGCCTGATAAAGTTTCGTTAGTGGGGGAAGTTTAAAGGCTGTCATCCTTCGGGCAGCTCTTCCCTCACTAGCGATTCCCTGTAATAAAAACAAACAACAATAATCAACATGATTGATTAGAAAGCAAAGGTAATAATCATGAGCACAAATAAATTCATAGTAGAAAGAACAGTAGTTCCTTCAGAGAACACAGCCCTTGACAGTTCGTACACAGACGTTGCTGGCTTGAGCTGGTATGGTAACGCAGGCGAAGTATACGAATTCCACGCAAAGGTTGTATACGATGTTTCTGCTGTTACTGAAGGCGCTTCGTTTTCAATAACAGGCCCAGCATCACCAACAGTCTGCAGCTACACATCTGTAGTCTCAAGCGGTGCAACACCAACAACCGAATTTGCAAATGCTTACCAGCTACCAGCAGCAGCTGTTGGCGACTCAGCATTTACAACTGACAACATCGCCACAATAACTGGCGTTGTTTCACCGTCAGCTGATGGTGTAATTAAGGTCCAAGGCATTAAGTCTGGTGGAACAGTAACAGTTCAGGGTGCAAGCTCTGTTCTTAGCTGGAAGCGTATAGACTGGCCAGCAGAAGCCTAATCTAGCAATCTGTAACGTGCCGCTGGGGGTGAAGGACCCCTGGCGGCATGTTCTACATTTAACTACTAACGAAGGAAAGTAACATGGACAAACAAACACAAGGACAATCGCAAGGGTTAGCTGGCACTGAGCCTTATGGCACTATGGCTGGCACTCGCCACATAGGCAATGGTCGTTTAAGCCAACATGGCCAAGGTGTGGAATTGGCACCACCATCTGGTATTGCTTACGGTGGTGTACATTATAAAAAGGGCTTATGCCAAGCAATGAATTCTAAAGAAGAAGAATGCAAGGCACCAAAAGCAAAAGGAACTGACTATTGCATCGGGCATCTTAATTCAATGAATAAGATTGGCGACAACGCAGATGCAGCACTAGACCCGAAAGTATAGGTAAACAATGGCAATTAATTTTTCTAACGCCAACTTAACTCTTGCGCAAATGCGTGACTTTGTTGGTGAATTATCTGACTTAGATATTGGTTTTGATGAAAACGACGATATTTCAACTGATTTGGTTAATGGTTTTGTTAAAGAAGGTTTTCAAAAAATAGTTGCTTTAAGCCAACGTTGGCCTTATTATCAATCAACACTTTCTTTTTCTACAGTAAATAACATCAGAGGATATTCAAGTTTTACTCAAACTTTACCATCAGTTGAAAGCAAGACAATAGATGACCTTTATCAAATAATTGCAATTGTTAACAATGGACCAAGTTCTGGCAATAATGGTCAAGGCAATGCATTGGTTTATATTGACCAAGCAAGAGCAGAATCAATTTGGGTTGGCTCGCAAGACCAAGCAGATATTCCGGCATACTTTTCTATTTGGGCAAATAACATAAATCTATGGCCAAAGCCAAACGATGCCTACACAATGACAGTAAGAGCATATCGTGTTCCAAGTTTGACTTGGTTTTCAGACGAAAACTCTGCAATAGACATTGACCCAGAAATGCAATTGCCGCTCATTAATTATGTCATGGCTCGCATCTTCCAATTCCAGGAAGACCCGGAGATGGCAAACGAATACATGCGTAGTTTTGAAAAAGCAGTTGCAATTATTCAGGGTCAGTTGACTGCACCATCAAGCAACAGACAACTTATAATGTCTGGTGGTTTGCAACTAACTCCGTATGATTGGTGGTGGTCAGATACACCAAATATGCAAGTATTACCTGGTAGTCCGTATCCATTAGGAGTCGCATTCTAAATGGCACAGATTCTTTTTGACCAAAAAAGAGACTTTACCGGTGGCTTAAACTTTCGTGCTGACCAGTTTCAGCTTCGAGATAATGAAACACCATTTATTCTAAATCTTGATGTAGACCCACGTGGTGGAGCTTTTAGTCGCGCCGCATACAGAAAAAAGCACACGACTCAAGTAAGCGGTAATTGGAATCCAAAAGATTTATTTAATTATAAACATCCGTCAACGCCAACAATAATGCTGACCACGGGATTTGACGAAACACCATCGCCAGACGAAGACGGATTAATTTATCATTCAACTGGTTCTAACTTTACTGTTTTAGAATATTCTTCTGGTAATAATGTTTTAGTTAAATCAGAAAACGGCGCATCAATAACACAATGGCAAGACATTGTCTATATGGCTATAGGAAAAGATGCATCACAAATGTACAAGTGGGAAGCGGGAACTACTTATGCAACTTCGTTGTTGGCTTCTGGTCCAACTTGGCAACCATACCAAGACCCAGTCGGTGGCTACATGCCAAGAGCAGAGCATGCAAGAGCACATGCAAATAAATTATTTGTTGCTAACACTAAAGAATTAAACAACGATGCTACGCCAAGTTTGGTCGATTATCCAAACAGACTTCGTTGGTCCCACGAAAACAGGCCTGAAGACTGGTTCCAAGACGACTACATTGATATCATTGCTGGTGGCGAAGGCATACGTGGTTTGGCTGTGGTTGATGGACAGCTTTTAATATTCAAGCCAAAGGCTGTTTATCTGCTAATGGGTTACGATGCAGATTCATTTCAGCTTGTAGAACTTTCAACAAACGTAGGCATTGAAAGACCTCAACATGTTGTCGAAGGTTCTGGCGGTGCATACTTCTTTGATTATCCAGCAGGATTATTATTCTTTAACCGTAACGGTATTCAAGATGTGTTTGCTAGATTAAAGCCAACTATTGACACAAACAGAATTAATGCACAAAGATTAGATAAATTAACTTTGTCATATGTGAATGATAGAGTATGGATGTCAGCACCATTTGATTTTTCAACTGACACTACTAGTTCTACTTCAAATCCAACTGGCACAGCAGTAGATTATTCTAACGTTAATTTTATATTTGACCCGTCCATCGGACAAAATGGCGCATTTACGATGTATCAATCTGCAACATGGTATGCAGCAGCAACTCCTGTTGCTTTAACTGGTTATGGTCTTTTGTCTGGCACTGACTGGACGGATGAAAATGATGAGATTTGGCATTTGATGATTCATCCAGATTCAAGTTTTAAATATATAATGTATGTAGATGAGTTTGAATATTCAGATGATATTCCTCAAAATGTTTCAGATGACATTCCAGAGGGTGATGAGTTAGGTGACTTTGAAACTCTATTCAGCACACCGTGGTTTTATGATGACCGTTATGTCCAAGACAAAACGTTCGTAAGACCGTTGTATGTAGTTCGTCCAGTTGATGAAAATACGCAAATCAATGTTTCTGTGTATCATGACTTTAATACAGAGAATCCAATTACAGCACACATCGTAAACCTAGAACCAGTCACAAATGGTGGTATGTGGGGTACAGGAATTTTTGGCACTGATGTTTTCGGTGAAAGCGACTTACAAGAAGGTATACAACGAGGTGGCAGACTAAAGAAAGCTAAAGCCATACAACTAAAATTCCAAGGTCCGAATGCAAACTTGACCGGAGTAGCCGGCCCCGCAGGAAGACAATGGGGAATAAATTCAATCGCATACAAATTTAAGAGAAGAAAAGTAAGGAGCCAGAGATAATATGGCAGTATTAACTATACCAAACGTATTTAACAATGGTGAAGTCATTGACGCACCAGAAATGAACTCAAACTTTACAGCAGTAAAGAACTTCGTAGAAGGTTTGTCGCAAGGTAACAACTTCGACACAGGAGCAATCGGCACAGCAGACATTGCAGACTCAGCAATAACAGCAGCTAAAATAGCGACTGGTGCTGTAACTTCAACTAAGATTCAAACTAGCGTTTCATTAACTACACCAGTTCTTGGTGCTGCAACAGCAACTTCAATTTCTGCATCAGGCCAAGTTACTTCACACGTTAACATTAACCCAACAACAGGTGCGTATACATTAGTTCTTGGCGACGACGGAAAAGTCGTGGAGATGAGCAACGCATCAGGCACTACTCTTACAGTACCGTTGTTTTCATCTGTTGCTTTTCCAACTGGAACAATAATAACAATTATTCAAACAGGCGCTGGACAAACAACTATTGCTGGTGCAGTTGGTGTAACAGTAAACGGAACACCAGGATTAAAACTTAGAGCACAATATTCAGCAGC